GATGTTGGAATTATTCTTCATCGTGGAAGAAAATGTACGCACAGTGTTCCATGTTTCAGCCAAAGGTCCATTAGACAAGACCAATTTTGGTTTCAATTTTTCATAGTCATCCGGACCTTCTGGCATCCAAAAATTCTTCTTAACCTTTTCAACCAGTTTCTTTTGTGTAATGTCTACCAACTGAACATCTTCTTCAAACAATGTACTGATTGTTCTAGTTGGATATTTCTCATGCACTTCTAACCACTTTTGATATAAGGTATACTCACGCACATCCATTTTTGATGCATATGTGAGGTCGTTAATCAATATACTTTTCAGTTGCTCGGTATCAATATGTTCAAAACGTTCAGGATCATTTAATACCTGCCATTTTTCCCATTGAGCATCAACATAATCTATAGGTGTTGCCATTAAGTTCTTGCTTGTAATTGTTTCATATTTTTAGGATTAAAATACTTGCGTCTAATTTTATCCAGTTTCTTCAGGCCAAATTGTAACGCAAGGGGTTTCACACGGCTAGTATACACTAATCCATTCATGTGGTCAAGCTCATGGAGAAAACATCTTGCAGTTATACCAGTAAATGTTTTGTTCCGTGTAACACCATTAAAGTCCTGGTATTCTACTTCGATTTCGGCAGGTCTTGTGATTCTCAGATTTAGGAAAGGGAAAGAAAGGCAACCTTCTTCCATGTGTACTTCACCTTTAGAAGAAATAATTTTTGGATTGAAGTATGCCACATATTCTTCACCTGAACCCATAACAAATACACGGTGTTCGAATCCACATTGGTTTGCGGATAGTCCAATACCATTATACTTCTTACAGGTTTCTACCAGTGTGGATGCAAACTCATTGGCATTAATTGGTGCGGTTTCAAAATTAAATTCAGGCAACACCTTGTATAGTGCAGGATGATCCGGTGCAACCAAGTCGAAAGTTTCGACTGGTGTAGATTTAATCTCGGCTTGTTCAGCGGTGTTATATAAAACAATATCTTCTGTACTCATAATTTATCCTATGGTTGGTTTATCAAACAACTTTTTGTATAGTTCATCCACATCAACTACTTTAGACCTAGAATCACACAACAAAACATTTTCATCATACACTGGTCTAATAGCTAAACCACTGAACGACATTGTGGGCATTGCCTTCTTTATAAACAATAACATTTTTTCTTGGTATTGTTGATGAAATTTCCTTTGGCATAAGAAGGCTTTATTATTACCTATGGTAAATATTCTCCAATTTTTATAATTGTATTTCGACATTATAAACTCACATACTGCACTGTTCACACCAGGATACTCCCAGTCATTGAAATCATCTACAGCAATAACACCATACTCTTTCATCTTGTCTGCAAATAAAATCAAATCATTCAGTACCACAGGATGTTCATGGCAACCATCAATATGTAAAAACTTTAACTGATCTTTGAAAATCAAATCATCTGGAAACAATGACATTGTATCGGTTAATTTCCAAATCAGGTTTTCACCTTTACTAAACTTTTTAATATTTTTGTCTGCAATAACTCTTTGTTCTTCGGAAAAAATATCATACAGATAAAAATTATCTTTGGTGTTTTTAAAATTGCAAATGTTAATTGCACTTCGGCCATTTGCAACACCAATCTCACAGATATCACCATCCAAATTAAATTGTATTTCTTGTAGTACACCATACATAAGAACAATGTCGATTGGATAAAACCAACCTGGGACTTCTTTGTCTACTACATTTCTTTGGTGTGATAGATATTCATTGAAATTCATTTTGCAATCCTTGAAAAGTTTCCTTTTTTCTCAAACTTAATGACCGAACGAAACTTATCAAATAACTGGTCACCTTTGTGTGAAATAACAAACACATTAGTATCTGTACCCATTTCATGTATCAACTTTAGGAATTCTTCTGTGCCTACTGTGTCAAGGCTAGAATCAAACACTTCATCCAGTATCAACAAATTTGTATTGGTACTATTCTTTAGTTTGGCAATCTGACGCCAAGTAAACAATAATGCCAAGTCAATACGCATCTTTTCACCTTCGGAGAAATTGGCATAAGAGAATTCATCACGGTGCCTACTCTTAATTGTTTCTTCAAAGTTTTCATTGATGTTGAAGTTAACAAAGAAGTCCATTGCAGACAGGTACTTGTTAATCAACTTATTCATAATAGGTAGATATTGTTTGATAATTTTGGTCTTAATGCCGTTATCTTTCAACAAATTACCTGCAAATTCATAGTAATGTTTTTCGTTCAAAAGTGTTTCATAGTTGTTTTTATATTCATCCAACTCAGTAATTAATTCAGTTAACTTTTGGTCGCCACCGGCATTATCGGTTTGTTTCTTGGACAATTCATCAATCTCAGTATTCAACTTAGAAATATAATTGCTTACGGCCGACATGGTGGAAGTATGTCTAATAATTTCACCATTGTGTGCATTGATGTGAGAAATGATACCAGTGATTGATTCTATTTCAGAAGTTACTTTACTTAACTCTTGTTCAATCTCAAGCAAGCCAGTTTTTTGTGTGTTTATTTTATTTGACTTTTCTTCTACCTGAGAATCTTTCCACTCAGGCGTGATCGGTTGTTTACAAGTTGGACAATCATGGTTACTTTCATAGAAGTCAATCTCTTTTTGGTTTCTGTCAATATTAGTTTGGACTTTACCTTTGATTTGAAATAGACCTTTGGACTTCTTGTCTAACTTTTCTTTTTTATCACCAACTTTAGTTTGTAACACTGCAATATGTTTGTTAATCAACTCAATATCATTTATCAATTTATTGTGTTGTTCTTTTGATTTTTCAATTTCTTCCCGTTTACGCTGAATCTCCGCATCGTTATTCTTCTTATGTTCTTCGATGTTTTGTTTTTGTAAATTGATTTTTTCTTCGGTTAAAGAAATGGCATACTTAGATTTGGTTGTCTCATCTTTAATGGATGACATTTTTTCTTTGACAACCGAATTCATGGACGAGAAGATTTGAATGTCTAGTAAGTCCTCAATAATTGTTCTGCGGTCAGCGGCAGACAATTGCATGAAAGGAACAAAGGATGCTGAACCAAGGATGACAACCTGCGTAAAGGACTTATAATTTAGTTTGAGAATTTGTTTCTCTAGTACTTCTTGGTAGTCTTTCGCAGCTGCATCCTGGTTCAGCAGAATATCATTGGCGTAAATCTCAAATGTATTGGGTTTGATACCACGAATAATTTTATATCGTTTCTGGCCAATGTTGAATTCAATCTCAACCACACATTCTTTGGTGTTGATAGAATTTGGTAACTGTGGTTTGTTTATTTTACGAAATGGTTTGCCAAATAGGCCAAAGCAAAGTGCATCCAGAATCGTGGACTTACCTGCACCATTTTGCCCAATAATTAAAGTATTGGTAGACTTGGTAAAATTAATCTCGGTGAATGCTGCACCGGTGGAAAGAAAGTTTTTCCAACGAACCTTTTGAAATAAAATCATGCTTGTTCAGTATTCAATGCCTCTACATAGAGTTCTTTTAATAATGTTTTCAACTTAGTATTATCTATGTTATCTTCTTTGATGTTATCGACATACTTGTTTAGAATTGTCAGAGTATCTTCGGCCTGGTTGACCATATTGTCATCAACACCTTCGGTCAAATCTGTAAAATCTTCAGCAATTGTAATGTCTGCTGGGTTCACATTATACAGGTTATTCATGAACTTGTCAAACAAATACGGATTGGTTTTGTTTATTACAACCACTTTGACATAGGTGTTTGCATATGGTTTGAAATCCATACCATCAAGTTCTTTAATGGTATTCACTTTGTCATCGTACATAATACGATGAAACATTTTGTTTGGATTCTCTACGAATTCAAGTTGATGAGAATCCAAATCAAACAAATGAAAACCCCTAGCGTCATTGTAATCTTGCCAAGTAAGTTCGTATGGGTTCCCCAAATAGTAGATATCATTAGCAGAAGATTTGTGATGGTAATGACCACTAAAAGTGTGACTAAACTTCCTAAAAATTCCACGATCCAGTCCTCCTTCGGATGGCATACCACGATACATCGCAAAGCCGGCAATCTCAAAATGACCCATACAAAGGGTTGCTGAGGTATTATTCAACTCTTGCATAGAGTTCTCGTAGTTCTCAGCGCATATCCATGGCATCATACAAACATCAGCGGTTGTGTTTGCATAGTCCAAATGAATTGTTTGTGGTGAATCAATAACATTAATGTTGTCATATTCTTTTAACAACAAATCTACCGAGTTCACATCATTGGTGTTCTTAAAGTATGTGTCGTGATTACCTGCCAACATATGAACTTCAACACCCAATGCATACAACGGGTCAAAGAACATTTCTTTGGTGCGTTTCAGTGAGTAGAAGTTAATGTACTTTCTACGGTCAAAGGTATCACCGAGAATAAGAACAGTCTTAATCTTTTCTTTAACCAACGTTGGAAAGAATGTTTCTTTATAAAACTTCTCATAGAAATCTAAGAAAAGTGTGGAATCATTTCTCGCACCAAAATGTTGGTCAGTTATTATTGCTACTTTCATTTGCCTTTTTCAATTTCCAATACTCTTTGCCGTAACTCAGTGGTTGAAAAACTGTGTTGGCGACTGTTAAAATAGACTGACATAGGTAACTGATAACCAGTAAACTGTTTATCCCTATATTCTTCACCTATGATTCTAACATCTATTGGATAAGAAGTCAATATGTCCATCAATTCTTTTTCAGTGGCATATGGTATAATTTCGTCAACAAATTTACAAGCCTGTACCTGTATGAATCTTTCCAGTACCGTTTGTATTGGTTTGTTTTTAGTGGTAGGTCTATCAATCGTAGGATCCATTTGTAAACCTACCATCAAATAATCACACTGAGTCTTTGCCTCTTTCAACATCATCACATGGCCAGCATGGAACAAATCAAAAGTTGAACATGTAAATCCTATTCTCATAATCACTCCTCAATAAATTTTTCAAGCCCTTTTGGTTTCTTTGCCGCATCTTTTTCGGCTTTCTTTGTTTTTCTGGCTACTTCATATGTCTCAATGAATTCGGCAATGTTATCATAGAGTTCAAATTGTTTACTTGAACCATCTTCACTCTCTAACATCTCAAATTCATCCAGTATACCATACATCTCTGTGGCCTTGTACTTCACATACAGTTGTTTCTTTTCTTTCTGTATTCGTCTTAGGAATGCAAAGTAGATTACTTGTGTGAAGTATGCAAATGGATTTTTAGACTTGTCTGGATCAAAGTTCTCAAAGTACATCAAACAGTTTTCAATACCATCGGAAATCATTTCATCACGGTAAGTGTAATTGATAAAGTTTGGTTTGTGTGATAGACCTTCGGCAATCTTCATAAAGCATTCACCAATGTAATTTGGAATGTTTGGTTTAGGTTTGCCAGCCTTTTCGGCTTCTACGCATCGTGTTTTGTAATCAACCAATGCCGTTAGGAAATCTTGATTGTTTATATAATGTTTCTGTTTACTCATTCAAATGTACCATAAAAAGTTGTTGACAAAGGGCTTGACATGTGTTAAAGTCCACGGTGTAGCCCGGATGATGATATTAATATATTAATTTATTAGGTATTAGGTTATTAATGTATTAAGGAATTCTTCCTTGATTCCTTTTCTTCAAAAGCGGAAAGTACCTCATCAGTAAGAGCTACCTCCTTTTCTTTCTTAGTCGCTTCGGTAAATTTAATTACCGTATTCAGATAATATTCTTCAAAGTCCTCAGTAGGATCCATTGCACATAGGATATTATCCGCATCTATTTCTACCGTATTTTCTTTAATGACAGACATAGGTAACCAACATTGCAACATCAAATTGGTGCCACGAATTTCAAATAACATAGGATCGGTAATCTCTATTGTGTCATTTACCGTGTATTCGCAATTACAAATTACATCTAGACCGTCTTTAAATCTTACTATTTTAATGGCCATTTTTAAGTCCTATATTGTAAATTTTAAAAGTAAACTTCTCCTCATTATGTTTTTTGATTCTTAAATCATCTGATATATCATAGAGTGTGGCCATTTCTTTACCTTCATTCTGTCGTAAACCTCTACCAATTGATTGTAAATTTCTAACCCTTGATTTACTTGGGCTCGCAAATATGATGTTGTGTAGATTTCTAATGTTTGTACCAGTAGAGAATGTTCCAAAACTGGCCACGGTGATTGCATCGTTTTCTATTTCCATAATTTTCCTAACTTGTTCTCTCACCTCAGTGTCCACATCACCGTCAATAAAATAAACACTGCGACCATTTGCCTTCTCTTTAATCATTTCGTATAATGCACGACCATGTTTTTTCATTTGAAACAAAACCAATGTGTTTTTCTCCAAACTGATTGCCAAATTACGAATGAAACGATTTCTGTTTTCAGACTCAATCAAATATTTCAACTCATCTGGATATGATGCATCTTTCATTTCCTTACATATCTCATCGGAATGTTTCAGTATCAAACACTTTATGTTGAATGCTGATAATTGTTTCTTGTCAATCAATTCTTTGGTTGATATAACTTTTTTGGTTGGACCAAACAAACCTTCTAGTACCAGTTTGTGTGTTTTGGTGCCGTCTAGTGTACCAGTCAAACCAATTCTATACTTTGCATTGACACAAGATGTTAGTATTGATGTTAAAGATTGTGCCTTGAACAGGTGTGCCTCATCACCAATCACATATTGAAATTGATGAAAATAATCTGGCGGTAACTTATACAGTGATTGCCATGTGGAGATTGTTAGATTCTTGTCCGTCATCTTATCTTTACCTTGATCAATTGTCTGAATAACAAATATATGATAAGAGATTTACCTGATGCGGTTGGAGATAATAACAAGGCTCTCCGTTTTTGCATGGCCTCAATAAATGCATTTTGTTGGTGTTCTCTAACACCAATTTGTTTACCTTGTGAATGTAGATTCAATATATCAAAAAACTTTTGTGCATGATAGACTGAATACTCATCTTCAATAATGTCATGTGAATATGCATACTCACGTTCTTCACAAAATTCTTTAAGATACGGAATCAATCCAAGATATAGTTGAGAGGTTTGTAGATTGAATAGGCGAATCTTACCGTCCCATATGCGATTCCGATAGGCTGGAACGAACTGATAACCAGGTACAAAGAATGTGAAGTACTCAGATAACTCCTTTGCAACATGCTTCTCACAGGTCACTTTGGCGTATACTTCATCTTTCTTTGTGATTGTTAAATGTTCAACCATAATTATATCTTAAGGCATAGTATAAAGCCATACACGCAAAATAAAAGACCACAAAATACAAAGCCTTTGTTCTCCACATGGTTGCGGCAAAAAACATACCTATCATAAAAGAAAATAGGTTTAATGTATCTATTGATATTGATAATAGATTA